CCTGGCCCGCGCTACCGGGATTCGACCGTATACAATCAACGAGTTGTATCACGACTTATGCGAACGGGTTAACCTTGAACACCTCGACCTTATCTGCGAAGCACTCGACTGCGATCTGTCTGAAATCATCGAAAGGATTCCTAATCATCACGATACCCAGATAAAGAGCAGAACGGGGTTTGCTTTGCAGGAACATAAGTAGCCGGGCGTTTGGTTCCCTCGAAGGACGGTGTCTTTCGGGGGAACCCTTTTGTAAAAGTTGTTGACAAACCTGTTGTTCTGTGTTATAATCTTATTACATTCAGTTGAGTGTAATAAAGGAGGTTTTTATGGATTTAAGCGGATTTCAGGTAGCACATCTTAATAACGGAGGTATTCTTCGAGAAAAACGTGTCAGTCTTGGCCTGACACAACAGCAGGTTGCCGACAAGGCGAAAATAAAGCTGCAGCAATATCAGAAACTTGAAAGCGGCGAACGGGATATTAAAAACTGTTCATATGATTTAGCGTGCAGAGTTATTGAAGCGTTGGGCATGAATGTCGCTGACTTCTTCCACGGCGAATATGTTTTCGGAGAAGCAGTGACTTTGTCAGAGGACGGTTTCCGCTATAAGAGAACCGGAAAGTTAATGTCCGAATCTGATGATAAATAAAAAAATCCCCCCGGAACGTCAAATCGACAGTTCCAGGGGGATTGTACTTATTTATGAAATTGTAAAACCGAGCTTTTCAAGCTGCTTCTTGGTATTCTCCAGTTCACTGGCTTTAACCGCTTTTGTGGCCGTAATCGTTACAAGCGGCTGATTTTTTCCGAGCTTTTTTATCTTGGAAGCGTAACCGATATACGATATATCTACGTCAATCGGACCGCCTGAACCGCTTACTACGCCCACGTCGGTAGCGTTGCCCTCCTTAACCTGTGAAGATGTTCCATAGGCGGCATACTGCCACATGGTCTGTCCGTACTGTCCCGGAGTCTTGCCGTGTGTCCAGTGTGCGAGCCAGAGATCGTACTTGCGGAGCGTTGAGCTTGTCAGCCTGTTTCTGATAGTGTCAGGGTTGGTATACAGCACAACGTAATAGTTAGCCTTTTCCAGCACAGACATAAAGGCGTCCACGATTGCACTGTACTGCTCCTTGCTGAGTTTCAGTGCAAACAGGTCGCCGTCCTCGAAATCGAGGGCTATCGGATAGTCGAAACTGTAATTACTGAGCAGCTTTAAAATAAAGAGCAACAAAAAAAAGCCACTGTGCTTCTTGCCTTGCCTGGGCTACATTCTGTGCCCGAAGCCAGTGATACGCTCCCACATAGAGCCCGGCAGCCTTGCAGCCATTGTAATGCTTGTCAAGCAGTTTGTCCTTGTTACAGCCGTAGGACGTGCGGAGCATGGCGAACTTTACCGTTCCGCCGTCGATTTTCGCTTTCTTGAGGGTCTTGTAGTCAACACTGCCGTTACAATAGCTAATGTCGACGCCTGCATACTTAGCCATTATTCCTCACCATCCTTTTTATCTTCACGTTCTGATTTCTTTTTCAAAACCTCGATTGCTTTGGTAATTACCGAGGGAATGGGTACACCCATCAGTCCGGCATTTTCGATTATGGAGATAGTTTCATTTGCAATAAATGCAATGACAGTCGCGTCCCGAATGAAATTAGACCCCATGATCATATCAAGCCGGCAGGCAACAAGAACAACGAGCAGAGAAACTCCTTTTCTGCAAAGTCCCTTCCAGCCTGCACGGCTCTCCAATGCGCCGTTCTCCGTCTTTTCAGACTTGTGAAATACTCCAGCGACAATAAGACCTGTCGCATAATCAACGCCCATGAATATCAGCAGCGTGATCAGCGCGGCGTCAAAGCCACCGAAAAAACTTGCAATAGTGCTTCCTACAACGCCAATTGCGGTGCAAATTCCGTCTTTCATATCATTGCCTCCAGTTCGTTTATCTTAGCGCGCCAGCTTGCACGCTCCGCAAGCTTGTCCATGTATTCCTCCCGGGTCGCAGCCCCCTCCGCTATTTTGGCGGAGATGTAGTCTGTTTCAGCAAGTTTCTCCTTGAGGTCGGAAATCTCGATTGTCGCAGAAACCCTCGCACGCTCCGGTGCTTTCTCATCATCGGAGCGCAACACCGGAATGCTGTCAACCAACTTGTAGTTGTAAATTCCATCATCGCCAGTAAGTCCACGCTCAAGATAATTCCCCTGCGCGTGATGGAAGCGGTCGCCCTCTCCACAGTCAACCTCCGTCCATCCGTCACCGCTGATAAACGCGCTGGAATTGATGTCAGTGATTATCCCGCCAGAATCTGTTCTGACGTAAACTTTGTATTCATCCATGTTACTCCTCCTCATAATTCCTTAGATACCGCCAGATAAGCGTTGCTGTCCATAAGCCTCAGCCTGTAAACAGCTCCGGTGGTCTGACCGCTTACTGTGAAAGCCACTTGCACCGTGCTGTCCGTCTGTTCTAATGCTGTAACGCTTGTATAATCTACAACGGTATCTGCACCGCTGATAAGCGACAACCCACTGTGGCTTATCGTTGCAGTAACGCCGCTGCGCATTGCTGCAATCGGTAATACTGCGTATACAATTGAGCTAGTAAGTGCATATCCGACGCCTATCGTGCATTTATCAGTGTTTGACGTTGCATTCTGGTGCTTGTAGATAGTAAAGTACCTCTGACACCTGAGCAGCTCCGTCGCCGGGTCAGGCGGCACAAACGGGGTTGCGCCATCGCCAACCTCTAGCTTGACCCATGCGAGTTTTAGGGAGTTTCCGGCCTCGGTGCCCTTGTTAATTCCTACGGACACTGCGGAGATGTACTCGCCCTCGAAAAGGTCAACCGATACTTTATTTACCCCCTTGTGAAGCAAGGAAGTGTAATAGCTGTCGATGTAATCTCCAGAAGCGTTCACAGTGCGGATTCTCGCCGCCCATACCCCTGATACTTCCAGGACGTTCAGAGAGAGTGTGTATTTCCCGGGAGCAAGCGGATTTTCGATTTTCTGCCAAAAAGCATGGGTGTTTGAATCTGGATTTATGGCTGATGTAATAAGTATGCCATCGGCATTTGGTCTTACAGAGCATTTATTTCCCTCAATGTACCATCCGTCCACTGTATAACCGCTGGAATATTCGTCCTGTCCGCGCTGATTTACCAGGAAATCAGGATTTATAAGCAGATACGGATTTACGGGATTCACATAATCTGCGATATCAGCAACAGTGTGAGTATGCCCCACATCCGACTTGTCACCAAGCCTTTTCTCCAGTTCAGCCCTAGTTACAAACGCCAGACTGCTGACATTAACATTAACATCGTAGGTCTGCGAAAGTGCGATAACCGCCGTGAATATCTCCATAAAGTCCGGATAATCAACCGACGACGGTATTTCCTCGCCGTTCGCGTCCTGATATATCGCGAACAGTACCTCTGTTTCGCCGTCAGAGGCGTATATCCCGACCTGTTTAAACGTGCAGGCTTCCGATATGCCATCGTTGCGAATCTGCAGCTTGAGCTGCAAACCACTGCTGCCGTCCAGCCTTACCTGTTCCGCAATCAGTACAGTCACATCAGACAGTGCCGAAGAAAGCTCTGTCTGGTCTTTGAGTGCAGCGGATTCTACATGCCCGCTGCCCACGGCCGCTCTTGACAAGGTCAGCACCTTGCCCGATGTCAGGGATTGTTCGAGCAGTTCCAGCCCGACATCCGTTATTGCGTTGTCATTCCATGTTGCCATCATTAACCTCCGCATATATAGTTTTTACCTTGCCGCCCAGCTTGGTCCCGGCATGGACATCAGCAGCGGCAGTTATTTCAGCAATACGCGGCTCGTAAATCATACCGCGCAAATGCTTGATTTTGCCGCATATTAGAGCCTTGATATGTAACCGGGATTTTGCATTGTTGTCAATTACGAAAACCGTTTCATCGAGAACTGACCGGGCATTCTTGTAGTATTTGATTTTTGCCAGTATACGTTTTTTCTTTGCTTCGTCGCTGCCGTTGTCATGGATGTATGCCTTAAAGTGATATGGCATACCACTATACTGAAACCACTCAACTATGGTGGCATTCTCGTACACACTTCGCAGTGCTGTTTCAACAGCATATTTGGTTCCCTTGTAGCGGTGTACCAAAATGCATTCCTGTATCGTCCGACGCTTTTCCTCCAAAGTACCGTTCACGTCATACCAGTCTACGGAGAAATCATATGCGATAGCATCAAGCAGGTCTTCCGACAGTCTGGAGATATTCGGAATGATAGTTGATATTTCCGTATCATTACACAGGAGTGCGAGTTGTCCAGAAATAGTTTCAGCAAGCGCTATCCATTGACTAGATTCTGACAGTGTATAAGGAAATCCATCCATAAAAGCGTCACTGGATATTTCCTTATTCATCTTCATAACCTCCATTCTTGATAGACACCGTACCGAGTTTTGCAATCTGTGGAGTGCTACCGTCATCACCGTTTTTCAACGATGTGAATAAAGGCTCAGTCAGTTCTACTCTTTTCACCCCGGTGGAACCAAGTAACCAGCTTAGTTTTGATGGATTGATATCTCGGCCTATTTTCGCAGATTGCCATCGTGTGTATTCATTTACAGCATTCGATACAGCTATATCAATATCAGTAGCCGATAGTTCGGACTCGTCGTTGATGTAGTACTTTATGTCAATGTTATAGGTTACCTGAGAGGCATCCAATACATCCACAACGTCGGTTAATGGTCGTACCGTGTCAGCATTGCAAGCTGTACTTATTGCCGCCTTTGTGCCGCTGTCTGCAATAGTTCCATCATCCATCAGAGCGTATATAGACATGTCCTGCTTTGCTAATCTCCGTAGGTTGCACTACGGCCACATCAGCGATGTGAGTTGATACTGACTTAGCCCAGTATTCATAAGCACCTCTTGGACCAGCAGTACTGTAAGCATTTAGCGATTTCCTCATACGTTCGAAATACTGATCATCTGTTTCGCGTTCAGCCCCACCATTTGTCATATCTGTGTTTTCGATTAATTTTAGATATGGGATATTGTCTACGTCAAGCAATGTGTTTATTTGCCCAGGAGCGTAGCCGTTTCCGGTAGAGCCGACAGTTTGGCATTCTGCTTTTACTGTTATTTCAATTTCACCTATGGGGATAATGCTTTCTTCAACCGTTTGCCATGTAAGTGCTTTACTGATATCGGATATTCGAGTTCCGGCCGGAATTATTATTGCTGATTCCGGCGGTGTGGATATTATTATCTTAACACTGCATACTGCTGCTTGGGCTTCCTTTCGTTCAGTGTTGTATAGGAATTTCCCGATAGCGTCTAGGTTGTCGCCCATGGCACTGCTTGGCAGATTCTGATTGCCTGCGTAGTTGATAAGCACACGTTCCTGTGTTATGATACCAGCTATCCATGAGATAAATATACGATCTGGGTCGCCAGGTTGTAATGTGCGTCCTGTCTTTTCCTCATAGCTTGCTGTCATCTGAGCTTCAATAGCTGAGCTATCGGTTTCCACGAAGTTGTAACTTAATCCTCTACTCATTTTTCGATATTCACCTCCACGTCAATAATGATCGCACCATTTTCGGCTGCGCGGAATGTCACATCGTTCAGCTTTGCCCGGGGTTCATATTCTTCAATAGCATCCATGATCTCCGAGAAAGCGAGACTTTCGGCTATGTCTATTGGCTTATCAAGGAATTCTTGAGCTAGACCAAAGTCGCGGGACATCGGAACAGTTCCCTTCCTAGTTCTGAGAATGAGTGCGATGTTCTGTAAGATAGACTGCACTTCATTGCTCTCTTGGAGTGTGAAGTTGTCATCAGTCAATGATACCTTGTATATTGCCATTCCATCACCTCTTGATGTATTCCTTTAGGGATATCTGCACATCAGCCTGTGTGAGATTTCCGCGTTTGTCTGAGTATTCCATGGAAACGCTAATTTTGGTAATTACCCATTTCCAGCGACCATAGGGTTTCTTGCCAAGGATAAGGCGCAGTGTTTTTCCGGAGCGTTTGTACGCTTTTAGTTTTTTCAGTTGCTCCATCGTCTTAACACCAAGATAGTCGGAAAGTTTTAATAATAGCGTGATTGTGTCAGGCTTGTCACCAACATATTCCACTAGCGTTGTACTGCAATGACGTGAATGCTCTGCGAAATTTGCTGTATCAGTCCATTTCACATTACGTGGAGTAATTATTTTATCGTCTCTAACTTCAAAGACGATATCGCCTAGAGAACCTACTTTCATTACAACGCCCCCATTACATACCCGTCTTCGTTAAATCCGGGATTATATATGCAAAGTACTGTGTCACCAATATCCGGAAACCACGGCGCTATTTTTATTTCATGTTTGTGCAGGTCAGCTGTTTCTGTTTCCTGTGCTACTCCCTTTTTCGGAATAAAGGGAGGCGAGCGTATTACTTTTAGCCATCCAGATACTATGTCCACATCGGCAAAGTGTACTCGGACCATATGTTCTGATTCATTAACCTCGCTTACTTGTCCTATTCTGATAATGTCGTCCATATCAATACCCCAACATTTCATTAACGCGTTTTTGAACCGTTTCGTAGTCATATCCTGCTTCGGTCAGTTTGCGCTTGCGTTCAGTTCCATTATCCCATTCTCCTCGAATAACTGCCCGGGCAACGTTGTCAATATCGGCTTGTGACTTACTACTGATTTCTTCTGATACGTTCTGATCAATCACTTTGCGCAAGTCAATGGTGGTCGTGTACCCAGCATTGGAAATATTGTGCTTTGCGGTCTTTATTATGTATCGTCCAGACCACGCTCCCCATTCTTTCAGCATAACTGAACAGCCTGCAACGAGCCTGGGGTTTCCAGGAAGTGTGAAGTTTGCAGTATATTCGAATTTGTTGTGCAGCCGTAGCAACTTATGAGCGAGTGTCTGTGCTTCTTCCTTGCTACCGACTTTCTGGCGAACTTCAAGACATTGGTTTTTAGTCTTGTCGTTGTCATCTTTTGTATCATTGTAATCTTCTACATAGGCTGTAGCGGATATCACTGCACCATTTGAAGTTGTGTAACTGACTCGGCATGAGGTATACATATCATTGTCGCCTGTTGATAGCTTGTACTTCACATACTTGCCATCGCCGTGTGTAAGTGTGAGGACGGTGCGTTTCTTTTCATATTCTTCCTGGTCAAATATCACAATGATATTGTTAGTGACTTTAAGACTACGCCCTGAATTGTGGCAGAGCTGTTGCAAAAATGTGATATCGCTTTTCCGATACTGCTCAACACGGGTATATGCTGTGTCTGCTGTGCTTTCAAACATACATGCCATACCATTATCTGTAGCAATTTTCTTTGCTATCGCGGACAATGTGGTATTCTCCCACGATTTACTTTTCTGCACTTGTCTGACAGTCGAAGAATACGGAAGGCTGGTTGCCTTGATTGTAACCGTAGCAGGCGGTCCGGAAGCATCCACACTGTCAAGTTCGAACTGGCCGCAATCAAGCATTTCGTCCTTACCGTCTGAATTCCAGTTTTCACGCAGGATAACAGCAGATATCTTCATGCCTTTACTGGTTCCTTTTTTCTTTTCAGACACTGATATTGTTTTTGCAGTTGTGGTCGCTTTTTGTGTTGAGGAATTATCCTCAATTTGTTTTGTGCCTATAACAGTTAGATATTCGGCTTTGACATAGGAATTTTTTCGTTCATAATCAAAGTTTACCCAACCTTCGGCAACCCCTTTTGATGTAATAATGCTACCATATGGTAGCGTCCCATAAACATAATACTGTTCACCTGGTCTTCCGTGTACGTTAACGTTCGTTGCAATCACTTTGTAGATATTAACGATGACGTATTGTGTACTGCTACTTGAATTTTCCGGAATATGATTGAGTGTAGTGCCGCCCTCAGCAGCTGATTCAACTGCGTTGTTTAGCCACTTTTCAAGCCAGATTCCGTCACGATCTTGTAACTTAATCTGTAGGTCATCAGTTTCATCTTCTTCGTTGTCTGTATAGTTAAGCGATAGCAGATACGGCATGAGGTTAGAGGTGATATCAACTCCAGCAAACTTCACTTTTATTCTGGATCTCCTTGCAAGATCTTTTTCGCTCATCCGACTGCCACCTTCCAAGGCGGCATATCGTCAGCCGCTGAATATTTGCTGATATCAGGTAGCTTCAACTCTACTCCAGCCGAAAAGATATATACCTTGCGATATTCAGGATTTTCTGCTATCAGTTTATCGGTATATTTCTCGTCACCAAGCTGTTCTTTGGCAATGCCGTCCCACATATCCCCTTGTTTTGTAGTATAGGTCATCATGTATAAGCAAGCCTCCTGGAGTCGACTCCTGCCATTTCAAGTGCGTCCATAACCATTTCAACCAATGTGTCAGCATATTCTGCTAAGCTGGATTGATCTGCTGATCCGGAAACATTGAATACCGGTGATATAGTAATGGTAGTCTGACCGCCACCGCTACTGGACATATCCCTTGCGATTGCGGCAGTATCATTAGCATTGAACACACGTTCGCCGCCTGCCATGCGAACTATTTCCGGACCTTCTTCGCCGACAAGGGCGTAGCCGGAATCTGCCGATAAAGTTCCTGACGCATACTTCGACATATCTTCAAGTTCACGGAAACCGCGAACAGAACCATCGTACACCTTTTCACTCGGAACGTTTGTGGTAGTATTGGTACTGCCTGTTGCAAATGCAGCGGTTACAGCAGCAGACACAGCCGCAGCCGCGTCAGCAGCAGTTGTCTTGCCGGAATTCAGCGCGTCAACGTATGCTTGTAGTGTAGCTTCCGCCGCTTCCTTGGCCTGGTCAGACAGGTTCATCGCTTCTATTTTCTCTTCCATTGTATCAGCGATATCCTGTAATCCGTTTTCCATGTCGACTTTCAGACCAGCAAGACCCTCGGCGGTGTCACCTTGCTGTTCCTTGAGCGTCTTCCAGTTCTCAACAGCGGTTTTCAGTTGTTCATCGGTGGCTTTCGCAAAGCCGGCAACTGCGTTAACGCTCTCTTCGGAGCCGTCCGAGAAAGCAGCAAGCATTTCTTGCAGCCCCTCTATATCATCGGCACGTTTGGACAAGTTATCAAGATCTGTGTTGTAGTTGCTCCAGTAATTGATTTGTGTTTCCATCGCATCATTGATGGTCTGAATGCTTGTTGGGATTACTGTAGCAGCGGTGTCCCATATTTTATATTGTCCGGTTATGCTGTCATAGGCTTCATCGTATGCTTTTTTATAACTTTCCAGTAGGTCCTCCGAAGCCTGTTGGACTTCGTTAGTTGCAAGCAGGATAGCGTCATAGGAAGTTGCTGTTGAATCTGCTGCGCCTTCAACCATGCCTTCATACTCGGCTATGATAGCATTGCATTCTTCAAGGGCTGCGTTGCCTTCGCGCGCATCTGCCGCCGCTTGCCAATACTTGTCCTGCGCTTCGTTGTAGGCCTTTTGAATCTGTCCGTCCGTATTGGTAAACGCACCAACAAAATTCTGCCATACAACTTTAGCACCGTTGTCTGTAAACACCTTTCCCGCGTCAAGCATGGCCTGTTCTGCTTCATCGCGGAGCTGTTCGAGTTGTGCTTGCTGTTCTGCAAGATCATCTCTAGTCTTTAATGCGTTTTCGTATTGAGCTTTTTTCTTCTCAGCTTCAGATACGCCGTTGACCTTGGCTATCGTTTCGTCAATATGGCCGTTGACGTCCTTGATGTTAAGACCGAGTTCGGGGTACTGTTCATTAAGCTTGGCAATGATATTGGAAAGTTCAGAGTCAATGTCCTGACCGTCCTTGGCTGCGTCATTAAGGCTGCGCATTTTTGCGGTAAGCTCGGTTGTGGTCTGCGACTGTTGATATATTTCTGAGTTAGTTTCGCTGTAAGTGCCGAGTATCTCCCCATAACTGTTGTGCAGACTGTCAAGCTCATTGTAGAGATCTTCAACTGTGCGCTTGTTGGCTTCAAAACTCTCTGTTGCCTGGTCAACGTCATATTTAAGAGCCTGTGCCTGTTGGCTGTTTTCACCGTATGTTTCGCAGGCTTCCTGATACTTTGCGTTGAGTTCATCGAGTTCGTTTTTCTGGCGTTGCGAGGATTCCGTCAGCGTGTTAGTTTCAAAGTCGGCAACCTTACATACCTCATTAAGTGCGATAACACCTGCTGTCACAGCGGCGATAGCAGCTGTGAAAATGAATATAGGGCTTGCGAGCATGGCCATATTCCAGCCTGTCTGTGCCGCCGTAGGCCCTGCGCCGGCCCCTGCCCCTGCCGAAGCAGCAGCTTTTCGGGCTTTCAATGCAATTCCGAATTCGTCAAGAGCGTTCTTGGCTTTCTTAGCAACATTCCACGCATTATACGCAAGCACTACAACCCCGATTTCTGCGCCAATAGCCATTATCGACTTTACAAGCACCGGATTATTCTGCGTGAATTCATTAACGGAAGTCAGAATATTTGCGCCTGCCTGTGCAAGATTTCGCAGTTCATCGTTATACAAACCGCCGATTGTTTCCTTTAAGCCGTCCGCTGCGGAGTCAAGCAGGGTGACATCGCCCTTGAGGTTGTCCAGTTGTATCTTGGACATTCTTTCAGCGGCACCAGTGCAGTTGTTGATATTGTCGCGCAGGGATTCATAATCCTCGCTTGTGGAATTGAGGATAGCGAGAAGACCGTTATATCCGCGCTGCCCTGCAATAGCCATAGCATTGCTTACACGTTCCGCTTCGGTCATCTGTTCGAAATACCCGCGTAGTTCATCAAGGGTTTGTCCGAATGACTTTAATGTACCGTCAGAATTGAGCGCTGAGAATTCAACTTCGCCGATAGCTGCAGCGGAAAGCGTTGCGCCCTCCAAAATGCCGTTGAAAGTATTCTTTAACGCTGTACTTGCAACGCTGCCTTTAACGCCAGAATTAGCCATAAGACCTATTGCTGTTGCAACATCTTCTATGCTGTATCCGAGCGCTCCTGCAATGGAAGCAGAACCGGCGAATGTTTCACCCATTATGGCCACGGAAGTATTTGACTTAGAAGCGGTCTGCGCCAGAACATCAGCAAAATGCGCCGTATCAGAAGCAGTCAGCCCGAAAGCCGTCAAGTTGTCTGTGACAATATCAGAGGTCAGCGCTAAGTCTTCGTTAGAAGCCGCTGCCAGATTAAGCACACCATTCATTCCGTCAAGCATTTCCTGCGCGTCCCAGCCTGCCATACCCATGTATGTCATAGCCTGTGCGGATTCGTTTGCGGTAAACTTGGTAGTAGCTCCAAGGTTTCTAGCTTCAGCCGACAATTCTTCCATCTCTGCTGAGCTTGCTCCAGAAAGAGCTTCAACGGTACTCATTGTACCGCCGAAGTCCATGGATATATTTACGCAATCTTTGTATGCGTCGTATATAGCATTAAGCCCCTTGGCTATGCCGGCAGTAACAAGCGCGTTGCCGGCAAGTTCAAAGGCAGAAGCAGATTTTTCTCCGAATTGCTCTGCTTCTTCTGCTGCACGTTGCTGTTGGTCTGATAGCTCCTGTGTGCGCTGCTGTAAACGTTGCTGTTCTTCGCCAAGTGCATTGACATTAACGCCCGCTTCGGCAAGAGCTTCGCCCATCTGCTGTAAGCGCTGGTTTTTATCTGCAATAGCTTGTTCTGTGTTCTGAATTCGCTGTCTAAGTTCGAGTTCACGGTTAGCAAGTTCTGAATTAGCTGAATCAGACTGTGCGATTTCCGCGCGGACGTTTTCAAGCTGTTTGCGGTATGTATCTAGCTTAGCATTCGTCCGGTCGATAGTTGTCTGCTGGCGCTGATAGGCTGTGATGTCCGCCTGCTGTTTGTTAAGAGCCTGGATTTCTTTTTCAGCGGCCTGAATAACTTTCCGGGCGGAAGTGAATGTTCCGTTGAAGTTCGAGCCGAGTGCTGCACCCAGCTTGAACAATACTTCATATTCTTTCATCACAAACCTCCATCATTATTCTTTCGTCAGTGCATTGTGCGCTGTTACCCATCGCTGCAACTCCACTAGCGGAATGTTCAGCCAGTAGTCAACCGGCGCATACCCTGCTCTTGATAAGATAAGGCAGGTCCGCCTTAGTTCGTTCAGAACAGGGAAGTCATAAAAGACCGCGCCTTGCCTATTATGCGGTTGAAGTCAGGCAGCGACATTACATCGAAAATGTCAACGCCAATCGGTTCGGTACACGCTCTTGCAGCCATAGCTGAACGATAATCTGAATCATAGGTCGGCTCAACAACAACGCGGCCACGGCGCATTGCTATCTCGTTCATGATAGCGATAGAATCTGCGCCGGTCAGCTTGTC